ACTACGGTGCGAGCCAACACATTTGGAAACTGGGTGCTACTGAGGCTTTACGCTTAAATTCAAGTGCTAATTTAGTTTTACAAGGCGGTACAACTACAGCCAACGGTATTGGCATCACCTTCCCCGCAACTCAATCAGCATCAACCAACGCAAACACGCTAGATGACTATGAAGAGGGAACTTGGACACCAACTTTAACCACAACAGGAACAAACTTCACAAGCGTTACGTATAACGCAGTAACAAGCGGAAAGTACACAAAGATAGGAAACATGGTATATGTTCAAGGAATTATGGAAACAACCGCAGTTGTAAAAGGATCTGCCAGCGGTTTTCCTTTAATTGGGGGATTACCTTTTTCTAAAGCGTCAGATAATCAATATGGAATGTTTGCGGCAATGCAGCGTACTGGTTGGTCAACCAATGTTCCGAATACAGGAATTGTAAGCGCAACGACTATCTATTTGCAATACACAACGGCGGCAAATGGCGCGACCTCCTATTCAGCCATATCTGATATTTCAACGACAACCAATCAGATTTATTTTGGCGCTTGTTACAACGTATAAACAAAGGAAATCATCATGTCACTTACCAAAACTACCAACATCGATCAAATTACTGTTTGCGAAAACGGCATGGTGCTGTATCGTGAAGCTACACGCATCATGGAAGACGACAACGAACTGAGCAAGACCTTCCATCGTTCAAGTCTCACGCCGGGACAAGACCTGACGGGCATCCCCGACAATGTTGTTGCAATCTGCAATGTGGCTTGGACAGAAGCAGTCATTGCGGCTTATCAAGCTGAAAAAGCAGAAGCATAATGGCAGTTAACCTTTCGCCACTGGCCGGTGCCGGCTCTCAGTTCTTTGACGACAGTGGCAATCCACTGACGGGTGGGCTGCTGTACTCATACGCAGCCGGGACAACCACGCCAGCCACGACCTACACCAGCAATACCGGCGCGACTGCAAACCCCAACCCAATCGTGCTGGATAGCGCCGGCAGGCCACCCAATGAAATTTGGCTGACCAACTTTAACTCTTACAAGTTCATTCTTCAAAACAGCGCCTTTGTCCAAATCTGGAGCATGGACAACATTTCTGCAATCCGTTCTGGCGGGACGCAATCGTATCAAACGGCAACTTCTGGCCAAACTGTGTTTACCGGTCTGAACTACACGACCAGCAATAACAGTATGCAAGTTTTTGTCAATGGCTTGAAAAAAGTCATTACACTACAGTACATTGAAACAAATTCAACGACGATCACTTTCTTGTCAGGGTTGACAGTAGGTGATATTGTTGAGTTTGTGCAGTAAACCTTACCGGCGGGGTTCACCGGGGAATCTTAGGATTCATTGACATGACTGAAGAAGTCCAACAAAACCTAGCGGAAGTTGACTCCGCGCCAGCAACGGAAGTGACGGCCACTCCTGAGACTGTAGAAAATGCGCCGGTAGTCGCTGATGAGCAAAAGGAATCAAGGGTTTTTACCCAAGAAGAACTGGATGCTGCCATCGGTAAGCGGCTTGCGAGAGAACAGCGTAAGTGGGAAAGAGAACAGACTCAAAAGCAAGCGGAAGCGCAGACTTTGAGAGCGCCAGCATACATCCCGCCGGTTGATCAGTTTGAAAGCCCCGAAGCCTATGCAGACGCATTGGCTTACAAAAAGGCCGAAGAGTTGATCGCCCAGCGTGACCAAGCCAGGCAGCAATCTGAAATTCTTGAGACCTATCACGAAAAGGAAGAAGAAGCTCGGAGCAAATACGATGACTTTGAACAAGTTGCGTACAACCCGAAACTTTCAATCACGACCGTGATGGCTCAGTCGATTCAAGCCTCGGAAGTTGGCCCTGAAGTAGCGTACTACCTCGGTGCAAACCCCAAGGAAGCAGATCGAATCTCCCGTCTTGCACCTATCTTACAAGCCAAAGAGATTGGACGGATTGAGGCCAAAATGGCCAACGATCCACCAGTTAAAAAGACCACGTCTGCGCCAGCACCGATTTCACCTGTTACGGCTCGATCCAGTGGATCGCCAGCATATGACACTACAGACCCACGGTCTACCAAGACCATGACGGACTCGCAGTGGATTGAAGCTGAACGAGCTAGGCAGATGAAAAAGTTGCAGGCAAACCGCTAATTTTTTAAAGGATTTTTTCCATGGCTAACAGTATCTTAACCATCGACATGATCACGCGCAAAGCGCTTGAGATTCTCGAAAACAACCTTGTGTTGACCCGTAACGTGAACCGTCAGTACGACGACAGCTTTGCTGTTGAAGGTGCCAAGATTGGTTCGACCCTGCGCATTCGCTTGCCCGATCGCGCTCTGGTGACCGACGGCGCCGCCTTGCAAGTGCAAGACGACAACGAACAGTTCACCACCTTGACTGTGAACAACCAAAAGCATATCGGCGTGAACTTCACTTCCGCTGAATTGACCATGCAGTTGGATGACTTCGCAGAGCGTGTGTTGAAGCCTCGTATCAGCCAGTTGGCCTCCAGCATTGATGCTGACGTTGCCAATGCATACAAGACCATCGGTAACTCTGTGGGCACCCCTGGCACCACTCCTTCTACTTCTTTGGTGCTGTTGCAAGCCCAGCAGAAGCTGAACGAGAACGCCGCTGTGATGAACCCCCGTTATGCCACCGTCAACCCCGCTGCTAACGCTGGTTTGGTCGAAGGCATGAAAGGTCTGTTCAACCCCACCGACACCATCAGCAAGCAGTTCAAGAACGGCATGATGGGCATGGGTGTGTTGGGCTTTGATGAAGTCAACATGTCTCAGTCGATCAAGCAGCACACCACCGGCACCCGCGCGGCTACTGGCAACACCACTGGTGCTGCCGTGACCTCTGAAGGCGCTTCCACGCTGACGTTGACTGTTGGCTCTGGCGAAACCCTTGCCGTTGGCGACGTGTTCACCATTGCTGACTGCTACGCTGTGAACCCACAGACCCGTGAGTCCACCGGCTCGCTGTTCCAGTTCGTGGCGTTGGCGTCTTCGACCTCCACCACCACTGCCACTGTGACCGTGGCTCCGATGTATTCGGCCAACCATGCTCTGGCTACTATGCTCACCTTGCCCGCCAACAGCAAAGCTGTTGTGTTCACCGGCACGGCCAGCACCCAGTATCCCCAGAACTTGATCTACCACAAGGACGCCATCACGTTCGCCACCGCTGACTTGTTGCTGCCCCAGGGCGTAGACATGGCTGCGCGTGCCGTTCACAATGGCATCAGCTTGCGTGTGGTTCGCCAGTACGACATCAACAACGATCGTATGCCTTGTCGTATCGACGTGTTGTATGGCTACAGCACCATTCGTCCTCAGATGGCTTGCCGTCTGTGGGGTTGATCTGAAACGGGGCTTTGGCCCCTTTCTCCGTAACATCTTTTTCAAGGAAATCTATCATGGCTACTCTTCCCAATGGCGCAGGCGGTTACCAAATTGGTGACGGCAATCTGACTGAAGTTCAACTGAACACCCAAGCTACTCCAGCAACGGCGACTGTCACGGCAACGCTGACAACCGCTCAATTGCTGAACGGCATCATTTTGGGCACCCCCACCACGACCGCAGCGGCATACACACTGCCTTTGGCTACTGATCTGGACGCAGTTGTGTCCAGCGCCAAAGTCAACAGCAGCTTTGATTTTGTGGTGATCAATACCAACGGTTCTGGTAGCGGCGTGATTACCATCACGACCAACACCGGCTGGTCGATTGGAACCTCAGGCTCACAAGGCTTGATGACCGTCACCACCGCTGGTACTGCCCAAAACTATCGCGCAGTGAAGACTGGCGACGGCGCTTGGTCTTTGTACCGCGTTGGCTAAACCTAATGGGGGCTTCGGCCCCCGTTTTTAAGGAACAATCATGCCTTCAAACACAAAAGCCACTGGCGTTGCGTATCTGGATCCCGAATTCAGTACGATGTACGCGACCGAAGAAATCGGTTACGCTCCCGCTGCTCAAGGCACAGTTACTCAGTTGACCAGCAAAAGCACTGGCGTAACTTTGAACAAATCAGCAGGCAAAATCACCATGAACGCGGCATCTTTGGCCGCCGGTGCAGCGGTGACGTTTACGTTGACTAACAGCACCATCAGCGCAAACGATGTCATCATCGTTAACGTGTCTGGCGGCGGTACTGCTGGCGCTTACTGGCCTTATGTGTCCAGTATGACCACTGGATCGGCTGTAATCGGGTTGTGGAACAGCACTGGCGGCGCGTTAGCCGAAGCTGTCGTTCTCAACTTTGCGATCATTCACGGCGCTGTTTAACCAACCAGGGGGCTAATCACCCCCTTCTTTTTATGTCCGTTATTTACATGTCTCATCCCGTCCACGGCGCAAAGGTTGCGACCATGGAACTTGAAGCCGTAGCAGATGAACAAAATGGCTGGACACGCTATACTCTTGACACGCCTGTTGTTGAAGAGGCGGCTCCACAGGAAGTAAAACGTAGACGTGGCCGTCCTACTGTTGAGGCGGTCGAACAAGGAGCGTAAACATGGCCACCTACACTGCTGGCGAACAGATAAATCGGGCGCTGCGATTGCTTGGCGTGTTGGCCGAAGGTGAGACGCCCGCTGCGTCGGTGTCACAAGACGCCTTGATGGCGCTCGATCAAATGATTGACTCATGGAACACTGAACGCCTGTCTGTTTTTTGTACCCAAGATCAAGTGTTTACTTGGCCTGCTGGTGAGATTAACCGCACCCTTGGCCCAACCGGTGACTTTGTCGGCTTGCGCCCCGTTCTGTTGGACGACGCCACTTACTACCGCGATCCGGGTACCAACGTGTCGTTTGGCGTCAAATTCATCAATCAACAGCAGTACGATGGCATCGCCGTTAAAACGGTAACGTCTACATACCCGCAAGTGCTGTTTACCAACATGACGTACCCAAACGTTGATATGTACGTTTATCCTCGGCCCACACGGGACTTGGAATGGCACTTTATCAGCGTTGAAGAGTTAAGCCGCCCCGCAGATTTGTCAACCAACATTTTATTCCCGCCTGGGTATCTACGTGCTTTCACGTACAACTTGGCGATGGAAATTGCACCTGAGTTTGGCGTTGAGCCTAGCCCCCAAGTGCAGCGCATTGCAATGACCAGTAAGCGCAACTTGAAGCGCATCAACAATCCTGATGACATCATGTCCATGCCTTACGCCATCGTGGCTAATCGCCAGCGCTTTAACATCTACGCGGGTAACTATTAATGCGTAAATTACTAGACTGTACAGGCTTTGTGATGTTTACGTTTCGCCTCCAGATATGCTTGATGGGCTTCTTCGGGCGTAGCGTAATCACCAATCCGGTACGTTTTTCGGTTAATAGTGATGCTTGCCCGCCACTTGTTTTGAAACCAAATCACACCAAGAAATCCAGACTTGTTGCGCCGATTGGGCCGACGAATGTTTTGTGTGTTCCCGCTCAAATCAACAACGCGCAAGTTGCACAGCCGGTTGTCTCCTTTGCGCCCGTTAATATGGTCAATCAAGCCGTCAGGCCATGCACCGTACGAGTAAAGCCAAGCAAGACGATGCGCTTTGTAAATTTTCTTTTTTACGCCTATCGTAATGTATCCAAACTTGTCGAGCGACCCCGCGACGTCTCCCACATGAACGGCTTTGGCGGCTCGCGCAATCCACGTAAAAACTCCCGTGTCGGGGTTGTAGTGCAACAATTGGCGAAGGTCTTTTACCAAAATATCGTTAGTCATGTTTGCAATCCTTTCTGGCGTTTTAATGTTAACGCGGGAATTATAGCATGAAAACGCCGATCTTAGGCTCGGCGTATGTTGCCCGCAGTGTGAATGCTGCGGACAACCGCATGGTCAATTTGTTTCCAGAAGTCGTCCCAGAAGGCGGTAAAGAGCCCGCTTG